GATATCTTTATTATTAATAGTTTCCGCATGAGTATAGATTTGTTCAGAGCCGGGTTTATTACCGACGTATAACTCGTTGTAATAATCACTCATAATTTATTCCTAACTTGCTGTACTAATTGCTTTAACTACACTTGTAATTACATCTGCTGCTGTGTTTTCACTTGCGCTAGCATTTAACACATCAGTATCATTTAATACAAATTTAGCTCCTCCTTGAACAAGTTCAACTGAACTGTTTGGTGGTATACTTAAATTTTTTGCTATGTAAAATTGTCCAGATGCTGCTGGAGAAACCCATACATTAATTGTAATTGCATTAGCTAATACGTTTGCTACTCTGATTCCTATTACTGCATCTGAAGATACAGGACTAGAGCTAGCGTTTGTAAACAAAGCTGTTGTAGAAGATCCTATTTGAAAAGCTGTTGATGCAAAATTTTGTGCCATAATTTTTATTCCTTTTTTGTTATACTATAAAGCAATTGCCATCGCAACTGCAAAACCATTACTTGCTGCTCCTACAGGTACGCCGTCAGCATCTAAATAAACTGCTTTACTTGCTGGTAATGTACAGAATACATCTTTTGTTCCACCTGTAAAATTAACTGCTGCATCTGAATTAGAACTAGAAATAACTGTAGTTCTAGTCAAGTTAGCAGATGTTGCATCTAACGTTCCAAGTCCAACTTCCCATTCTGTAGTACCTTGATTAAAAATTGTATAATAAGTTGTATTATTATTTCCAATCGCAGTAAAAGATTCAAAACCAGTTTGTGCTGCACCTAATGCAATTGCACCAGTTCCAGTGGATGTACTTGTTACTTTTACTCTGTCGTTAATTACCAACGCCATAAATTTTTTCCTTGTTATTAACTCATACTAATAATAGCATTAGCTGGTGTAGCTGCATCAGGAAACGCAATAGTGAAATCACCATTCGTTGCTGTCTTCGCTCCGCCAAAATCTAAAACTACTACTAATCTGTTTTGTGTACCATCGACTGTTGAGTTATTGTAAATTGCTGCAAACGATGAAGTGAATGTAGCAGAACTCCAAGTCACATTGTCAAAGTCTACTGAAGCGACGGCCGTTGTACTTGCAACTGCTTGGTTCGCTAAAGTTTTAACAACATAGTTAGTACCACCTGTTGTATCTACTTCACCATTACCTGTTCCTGCTAAGTATACTGTACTTGCAGTTGAGTATGGATTAGTTACATACAAAGATATATTAAAAGTATTTCCTCCAGTAGCAAGATCGTGTTGCGCTGAAAAGAGTGCACCTCTAAATGAAAACGGTATTATATTAGCCATATTTTTTATCCTCTTAATTATTATTTATTACTTGATGGATTTCTTGAATCGAGAACGGTACGAATAACGCCATCTTGATATTCATCTCTGCGTCTACGACCTTGTTGTTCAATCGCATACGACATCAATGCTTTTTCGTAAGCTTGATTGTAGTATTGTATCATATCCTGTGGACCTTTCAAGTACCCATATGCATTTACTAGGCATGCGTATAAAAGTAAATCTTGGTATTTATTTGATAAAAAAGTGCCTCCTGTAGCTGAAGTAATACTCTCTGGTTCTTTATTATAAGCTAGTGTAATATCATATGTTTTATCAGGAGTTGGGGCTACTACCCAATAATCTTCATCCCAATTAGCAAAATATAAAGGAATATCTACAGATGAGGTTCCTGGAGTAGAATAATACTCAGCCATAAAACTTGTGTCTCTTTGTTCTAGGTAAAATTGATTTCCTTCTGAATCTTTTAATTGAACATACCTTATAAATCTTAAATCAGCTGGGATTGTTACATATCTATTTCCAACAATTAAACTAGATGTTGCGTAGAATCTATCTGAATCTGTGTCTACTTCTCTATAAATTTTGTTTTCTGCGTTAATAATAATAGGTTTTAAAATATCAGCAGTAAAAACATTATCTCCTACTTCTGTATAATTTCTAATATCTGTTTGTAAATTTGTTAAAGTATATGCCATATTATCCGTTTATCAATTTTAAAGTTACAGGTCCAGCGGAAGTACCAATTCCTCCTCCAGATACATTTCCACTTGTAGCATTACTTGTGCTAGTTATAAAGAAATAGTTTTCAGGTGTTGTTAGAATTTCTGTAGGATTTGAACTAGGTGCAGTAACTATATTTCCATTTGCTTCTATTCTACCTATTGTAATTGTAAATCCATTTGAATTATTTAAATCACTAACATTATCAAAAGTTGGAATGTTTGAAAATTGTTGTAAGTTACGAGCGTCTGCTCCTCCTGCTCCAGCTTGAGTAACATCTGGAAAACCTCTAAATCTTACAATGTCTCCAGTTTTTCTTTGATGGTCTTCTGAATAAATATTTACATAAGTTATTCCTCCGTAAATTATAGTAGTAAAAGGATTGTTCTCTAATAAAATTAAACTTGGAACTCCTTCAGGTTGTGGTCTTGGATTCCATAAAGCTTGTGGATCAGAACCAACTGGTCTTGGATTAAGTTGTGGTTGCTTTGCTTCATACTCTGAATAATGAACTAAATAACCATTCCATTCTCTAACCATTTCTGTGTAAGGAAATGCCATTCCAGATCTATCTGATATTGCTAAAGCATGTTTGCCACTTGCGAATCCAGCCATTATGTACCACCTCCATAAAAAGTTTGTGGAGATATGAAACTAGATGTACCTTGATTATCTGCATCTAATGCTCTTAACATTTCACTTTCATATCTTCTCTCTAATTCTCCAGATCTTTCTGGTGAAACTTTTTGACTTAAATAATATGCAAGTCCTGACATCATACATGGATAAAATCTATTAACCACATCTGAAGTATAATTATAAGAACCGGCATCTTGAATTTTTGCTAAGTAATAAAAACAAAATTGAAAGTTAGAAGGTGTGCTTGTACTTGAATTACTTGAACTTGGTGTTGCATATAAAAATATGCTAGGATTTAATTTTCTATCTACATAGTATTGTGAAGGCGTACCTTTAGTTAGTTTATTGGCAGTAGCACTGTAAGTAGATCTATCTATTTTACTTAAAGCAACATCTGAAGGAGCGGCTGTGTTTGAATTGTTTCTATAAAAAGATTCTAATACATCACTAATGTCATTAGGGAAGTTAACTGTATCTGCTGCATAACTATATTCTGCTTGTCCTTCAACTAAAGGAACTTTAGCAAGTTTTACTTTCCATAAATGAACTCCTCTATTTTGCCATTCTTGAAATAAAATATTTAATGATCTTCTAGCGGATCTTAATTGATATCCTGTTCTCGTACCAAGAACGCCTGTTCTTTCATAAGCTTCTTCTATAATCTCATCAATTTGTGGATCAAATGAAGTAGTTTCTGAAGTAGGAGAAATAGTCTGTGCAGTGTTACCTGTTCCAGCTAATGTAGCAGAGTAGTAAAATAATACCGGAGCGCCAGTTGTTCTAACCGGTGCAACATTAATAGTTGTTTTAGATCCTGCTTGTCCAGCAATTCCTGTTACAGTTACACCTGCTGTGTAGTTTGCACCACCCACTGTATTTGTTCCATCTTTAGTTGATGAAAAGACCAAAGTATTACCAGCATTACTAGCAGCACTTTGATCAAAAATATAAGTGTTACCTTCCTGTAAATATAAAACAGGACTTACTTCACCATTAATAAAAAATTTATTAGCAGTGCCAAAGGCATTAGTGCCACTTGCGACGGTGACTGTGTAAGTGATAGTCGCCATTTAATTAAATCCTACGTAAAGGTTATAGTAACGCCAGTAGTATTAGTTAAATCTAAATAAACTCCTGAATCAAATAAAATTCCTGAACCAGGAACATAGACTTCTAAACCTTCAGTATTAAATTTGTATTCAGCTATTAGAACATTACCTGCTCCTGTACCAGTTCCATTATATAATTTAATTACTGAACTAGCCACACCCGCTGCTTGAATAGAAGTAATTCTTGCTCTTTGGGTTGCAGGAACTAATTGTCCATCTGCTGTTGCGTGAACTACTAATTGGTCACTTGAATATGATGCCATTTTTTCTCCTTTTAAAATTGTGTGTGGGCCGAAGCCCACACTTAATTATTTACTAAACGTTAGCTGCTTTATCTTGCAAATTGTTTGCTTGAACATACGTAAACGTAACAGATACTTGACCTGTAGTTGCAGTAGTTCCTACAGCTATAAGTGTAGCTGTAATTTGTGTATCTGCATTAACTCTATCAGCTGAATCTAAAGATCCAGTAGTTAATAAAGTAGTTTCTCCTAAAGTTTTAACGTCAGTTGCTACAACATAAAATGCTGCAGTTCCAGTTTTTCCAACTGAAACAGTTGCTGTAGTACCTTGGTTACTTACTACCGCACATCTAATTGTAGTTGTAAGTAGTT